TGATGATATAAATGGCATCGGCTTCGTCTGCCGCTTCGCCATCGAGTTTCCACGGCACCAAGTCAGGGTGCAGGACGTGGCCGTTACAGCCCTCGCGCTGATAGTCTAGTGGGATGTTGCCTTCCTGATGGCGCTCGCAGAACCATGTGCCGTCTTGCAGGGTTATGCCATGGATGCAAGTGCGGCAGTTGACCTCCGCGGTCGGTTGTTTTCCGTGGCACATGCTCTGCGCTGGACACCACTTGCACTGATACCAACTCGGGTTGGTGCTGATGGGCGGCGGTATCTCAGGCGTGCGTACTATGCGCTGGCCTCTCTCAAGTGCGCGTTGTGCGTGCGCCTCGTCAAAGCGTATACGCTCGGTATAGATGCGGTCGTCGTCTTTGCAGACAGCGACGTATAACGCTCGGTCGATCTTGAGGCCCAACATATACAACTGCATCTGCGTATAGTGTTGCGGTTTGGACTTCTCAACGCCCTGCTTTTCCATATCCTCAAACGACTTGAGGCTGTGCGTCTTTATCTCCAGCACATGGCGCTTTTGAAACGCCTCGGGAACGCCATACTCAATAATGCCGTCCACGCTGCCAGAGACGTGCCAGTCGAATTTGACGCGGCTCTGATCATCGCCAACGCTGACCACATGCAGGCCAGCGGCCCGCAGGTCAGCCACCACTATTTCCTCTTCATTACGGCCACGCCGGAACATGCGCAGGACGCGGCCGGGGAACTTCTCGACAACCGACCAACGGAATTTGTACCAGAGGTAGCGCTCGCAGTGGTGGCCTATCTCAGAGCAGCCCATGTGGCCGCGGGGTGGCTCTGCAACCTCTTCGTGGTAGAGGTCAATCTTGGAAACGATGCTGTTTTTCGGTTCAGGTATTTTAGCCATGCTGCTCTACCGTAGGTTGTAAGAAGATGGCCCCGTCCATGGGGCCGGTTGTCTCAGCGCTTAGCCCAGGGCGGCGCTGCCTTTGCTGTCGCTTGCGTAGCCGCAGGTGCCTTTTCTTGCAGATACGGTGGTACAGGCGCGGCGGAACCAGTAACAGCCCTGTAGCCTTTCACGTCGTTTTTATCACCCCACTGCTCGTCACGGCGAACACTGACCTTAATGGACAGTTGCCCGCCGATCAGCTCGTCAGTGTCGCGCACTGTGGCAAGGCCAACCGCACGCATAATGTCGCCCAGTTGCTGACGGCCAATTTCCTCAGCCTTGGGGTTGCTGTTGCGCACGGTCACGTTACCAAACACCTTGCGGCCCTGATGTGTCGGGCCGGTAATGTCATAGGCCATGGAAATATACTGGCCGTCTCCGGCCTTGGTAGGCTTGAGGTCGGCCGAGGTGATAGTGGCGTTGTACCAGCCTTCCGGCAGCAGGTCATAGCTACGGCTTTCAGGAAGTTCGGAAACTGAAATAGGGTTGTCAAGAAAAGCCATGGTGTATTACTCCGAGTCGATGGTGATTGCAAACGATGGGCGGCCGGGCTGGACGGTGATTGCTCCCGCCAGTGGGCCAGTGATGGACGGATCTGCTGCCCGCCAAGTTTTCATGTCGATTTCCGGCTTCCAGCGGAACAAACTGGAAAGGTGGTCGCTTAGGCCATGTTCGGCAGCCAGCTCTTGCAGCATGTCGCTGTCAACCTTACGGGTCAGGCGGCCGACAACCTTGAAGCTGTAGCCAGCCTTCTTGACGTTCTTAGTGCCGTCCAGATCGGCAGGCACCTCAAAGCGCATAGCCAAGTGATCCTCGATGGCACGGCGGCGTTCGATGGCTGCCTTTTCTGCTTCCTTGGCATCAAGCCAAGCCTCAGCCAGCTTGGCGTCAGACATATCCAGTAGGCCGGTCATTTTCCACCCCCAATCTTGCTGATGATTGCACCAAGGTCAGCAGGCTCCCACGGGGACAGCTTTCCGCTGCGATCCTTGGCAACCCAAAGGCCGTCGGAATCGCACATAAACGCTCGGTGCGTATTGCCGTCTGCATCGCGCTCCACGCGCAAGGCCAGCACCTCGTCGAAGAAGTAGGGCAATGCCTGACCAAGTTTGTTGCCCGGCATCGAGGGCGAGTAAAGCATCCGGCCCATTTCATCCTGCGACTTTTCCAGCTTGGCGCTCATGTAGACGTGTTTGCCGGGAAGGTCCCTGAATGCCCGAATGATATCGGTCATTTGTTCCTGCATCGCACCGTAGGCTTGCCGTGGGTCTTTGGATGCCTTCTTCTCGGTATTCAGACAGACCTCGGCTATTTCCGAAATGCTATCCAGTGCCACCGATTCAAATTGCGCGGCCTCTGTGCTGCTGGTTAGCCAGCGGTAAGCCTCTTGCAGCGTAGCCATGCTGTTGACCTCGATATAGGGCAGGTCAGCGTCTTGAATAGACAGCAAGCCGCCCTCGGCGCTCAAGGTTATAGGGTTTGGCAGAGTGGTAATGGCAGTGCTTTTGCCAGCTCCAGCCATGCCATAGCCAAGCAGTTTGACGCCATTGGCAATCATCTTGCCTGTTCGTTTCAGTATCATTGACATAAGTTTTCCTCGGTTAAACGCCTGTCGGGGAATCCGGTCGGCGTGTGGTCAGTGTAGACCCTGATGCCCACTCGTCAAGAATGGGCATGGAGGTCTAGTAACTTGCCTCTTGCTGCTGAAAGTCCCGAAAGTACCCAACCCACTGCTCCAGCGTCAGGTCGGTAACCCGGCATACCATGACGCTGTTGTCATGGCCGCGAGGGCTCATCCCGCCGATGGACTCGCCATCAAAGTAGAAGTAACCCTTACCCTTTACCAGCTCGGCCGTTGGGTCAAGCTTGCGGATGGCGCGGTTTACGGTTGCGATTCTGGTCATGTCTGCTACTCCCGGTTGGGCGCCATTAGGCGCCTATCCAGTTTTTTACTGTCTCAACAATGCGTTCTGCATTGCGACGCTTGTTATGAACTACTTTGTACGGCTTGCCAGACAGTACCCATTCTCCGTTTTTTTTCCATTCCTTGCGAATAATGCTGTTTGAAACAAGAGCGCGAACAGTTGTGCCGTCGCTGTATTGAATTTCATATGCCATATCGCCATTGGTGCTGTAGATGCTGGCGTTTTCTATGATGATCATTGTCTGTACCTCTGGTTACTGCCGGTCGGGTGATTCCGCTTGGCATAGGGAAACTATACCTGCGGCCCACATAGACTGCAAGAAGTTTTCACAAATTATTTCACCTTGAAGTTAAACCATTTGTGGTCTAGCCTGTTGATTCAACCCCAACAGGAGGCAATCCGCGTGACAACCCAGGAAGCAATAGACCACTACGGCAGTATCAGGGCATTGGCTGATGCCCTCGATATGTGGCCGCAGGTTATCTATAGGTGGGGCGAATACCCGCCAATGGCCCGGCAGTACGAAATACAGGTCAAAACAAAAAACAAACTCAAGGCCGAGAAAGATGCAAAAAGGTGAAGCCGCTTTACTTTACGCTTCATGGGGCTGGCGGGTGCTGCCAGTCGTACCTAATGGCAAGCTGCCAGCAACCCAGCATGGCGTCCACGATGCCACGACCAACCCCGAGGTCATTGCCCGCTGGTGGGCAACCAACCCGGACTACAACGTGGCCATCGCAGCCGGGGAAGGCTCCGGGATCGTCGTCTTTGACATAGACCCGCGGAACGGCGGCACCGAGAGCTGGGACGAATGGACAGGCACCAACGGCAAGCCGCCGGACTGCGCTATGCAGCTGACGGCAGGAGGCGGCCAGCACTATCTAGCCCAATGGGACGAGTCTATCCGATCCTGCAAGCTGGGTGAGGGCATAGACCTGCTGTCCAATGGCAGGTACTTCGTGGCCTATCCTTCGACCATCGAAGGGCGGCGCTATGAGTGGGAGGCCAGTTCTGATCCGATGGAAGGCGTCGGGCCATTTGCCATCCCGATCCGCTGGAAGATCGCCATTGATGCAAAGAAGCGCACGCAGCGCGAGGCCAAAGGCGTTGCCAGTGGTGGGCTGATCCAGGGCAACCGGAATGATGGCCTGACCAGTCTGGCCGGGGCAATGCGGCATTTCGGGATGACCGAGGCAGAGATTCTGGCAGCTATCAGCATTGCCAACGAAACCCGCTGCGAGATACCGCTACCATCCAGCGAAATCAGGCAGATAGTGCATTCGGTGTGCCGGTATGAGCCAGACTCAGACGTGGCCGCCTCGATGGCCCTTGGCAGTCAGGCCGCGGAGGCGCTGCTGGCGGCGGCAGACGAGCCGAGCGAGGACTACTACCTGACCCGTGCCACGTCGTTCCTGAGCCAGCCTGCGCCCATAAAATGGCTTATCAAGGGCCTTTTGCCTGCCTATGCCACTGCTATGCTGTTTGGCCCTAGTGGTGTAGGGAAGTCTTTTATTACGCTCTCGATGGCTTGCTCAATCGCTGCCGGCCTGCAATGGCACAACCGAAAAACCATTAGCGGAAAGGTGGTTTACCTAGCTGGCGAGGGCAACTACGGGATGCGCCAGCGGATAGCCTCATGGTCAAAGGCCAATAACATAACCAACCTTGACAACCTGCTAATCAGTAACAAGGCGGTTGATTTAGATACGCAAACCGGTGTGCAGCATGTCATAAAGGCCATTCGGCAACTGGCCGATCAGGTGGATTTAGTGGTGGTTGACACACTTAACAATCACATGCAGGGCGATGAAAACAGCTCAAAGGACGCCCGCACCATGCTGAATGCCTGCAACATCATAGCGGCTGCCTTCAATGCCACTGCCATGCTGGTGCATCACGTAGGCCATGGGGCAGAGCGTGAGCGTGGGTCTAGCGCTTGGAGGGGCAATCTGGACACCAGCATCATCGTAGGGAGGGACAAAAACGACGAGGATTTGATCAAGGTGGCGTGCATCAAAATGAAGGACGCCCCAGAAACAGAGCCGTTCTTTGGCAGGTTGCAGCCAGTAGACCTAGGTTGGGCTGATGAGGACGGGGAGGTTATACAGGGGGCCGTGTTTGCAATTGACGAAAACGTCTCGGCAGATGAGCAGCCCGAGTCAGTGTTCCGGTCTGAGATTCGCAAGATATCTAACGCATGGTGGCATTCAGGGGCACAAATCAAGATTGATCTACCCTATTTGTCCCGCTCTGACCTTGTGGCGTACCTGGTGCAAAACGAGGGCATCAAAGAGGATACAGCGAAGCAATACACCAAAGAGGGCAAAAAGGGACGGCTGATATACAACCTGTTGACGGCGCAAATTGTCACAGCCCACTGGGAGGGATGGGTTATCTCAGACCCAGTGGTTGCCTCCCAGTTGCTTATGCAAAAGCAGGAAGGTTAAAA